AGGTTGGGTATTATCACAGATGTGTAAAGAATATGATATGGAATTTATTTCATCTTATCCAGATTCAAAAGCTTTTCCACAAATATTAATAGAAAAGGTTCGAGGTAATGGTGGTAAGTTAAATCCAATGAGACCTAATATGATGGCATTTATGCAAAACAAATTAAACACTACAGCAAAAGAAAATGGTTGGCAAATGTTACCATACGCATTCAATCATTCTACATATGTTAACTATATGGGTGAGAGGATGAAAGAAGTTTTAGAAGAAAGGGAATATGATAACCTTGTAGTTAGTATTGGAAGTGGTGTTACTGCAAGTGGATTAATAAAAGAGTTTTTAGAATATAATGATGATTGGTGGAAACTAAATAACGAATCAAGAAAAGTTTATTCTATTACGATGAGTGCATTATCATCAACAAAAAAGATTTTAAATGAGAATCACGCAGGTGATTTAAAAAACATACTACTCGAAAAATCACCATATGCATTTGATGATATGATGGATGACTATAAAGTACCATTTGATTGTAACGAATTTTGGGACAAGAAACAATGGTATTGGTTAGAGAATAATATACAGAACTTAAAAGGTAAAACCTTATTTTGGAATATCGGCGGTTCTTATTTAAATTCAATAAAATGAAAAAAACACTTGACTTATATATGAAAAAAGTCTTATATTAAGTCAAACCAAAATAGGAGATATGAAAATAATATGAAGAGTTTAACAGCAGAAAAGATACAAGAGAATTACAACTCACTGCGAAATATTATCACTATGAATTTCTCGGGTGAACGACTTGAGAAATTAAATAAGATGTATGATTATTTCGAGGATAGGATGATGTTAGCACCAGCAAGTGCAAAGGAACATTATCACAATGCTATGGTGGGTGGATATGTAGAACACGTCTTACACATTGTAGATTTCTCACAATCAGTAAAAAAGTTGTGGGAAGAAAAGGGAGCAGAAATTGATTTCACAGATGAAGAATTAATCTTTGCCGCATTACATCACGACTTAGGTAAAGTAGGTAATTTAGATTATGATTACTATATACCAAATGAATCAGATTGGCATAGGAAGAATCAAGGTAAGATTTATACACACAACCCCGAATTACCTTATATGACAGTAACGGATAGAGCATTTTATTTACTTCAACATTTTCAAATACCTTTAACAGAAAATGAATATATGGGTTTACTGTTAACAGATGGGATGTATGAAGATGCAAATAAAAAATACTTAATGACGTTCTTACCAGAGACTGGATTACGAAGTCATATATCACGAATATTACACCAAGCAGATATGATGGCAACATTTATAGAATCTGATGAGTGGAAGCGTGGAGATAAAAAAGAAACTAAACGAGTTGCTAAATCAGTTGGTAACATCAAAGATGCAGTTACAACGCAAGTTGATACTAAACTTAAAGGTGAAAATGCTAAAGATTTATTTAATGAGTTGTTTGGAGATAAATAATGGTAGTAGAAATATTGCTTGGGGTATTTGTAATAATTTGTATAACACTAAGTTGGACAACATATAATCAAATACAGAAAGTAGAAAGATTAGAAGATTGGGTTGAGAACTTCTCAGCACAGATTATTTTAACACAACGAACACTTGCAGAATTAGATTCTGAGGGTAAGTTTGAATCCGATGATGAAATCGGAACAGTCTTTACAGCAATTAAAGACACCGTCAATGATTTAAATAAAATAACAGAAGAGGATATATAAATGCCACCAAAAGCAAAAAAGACATCACCACGATATTACTTTCATCAAGGAACAGAAGACGCAATCATTAGACACAATAAAGAAACTCGTCCACATATGAGGGAACGAATTTACAATGAACATATCAGAACACCTTTTGAGAAGTTGGCAGAAAATATAATTCATACATTTAAGTTTTATTACTTTGATGTTCCGAGTACAGATGTTATTCACGAGGTAGTAAGTTTTCTATATATGAATATGCATAAGTTTGCCGAGGGTAAAGGTAAAGCATTTAGTTATTTCAGTATTGTTGCTAAGAACTATTTGATTCTACATAACAACAATAATTACAAAAAGATGAAACAACATGATTCTGAAGATGTAATGGATTATAAAAGAGACCCGGTCGGAGAGCTTCGAGGTACGGAATCTAAATCTATGGCAATGGAATATATAGAACAACTTGCAGATTATTGGAGAAATAATTTAACAACAGTCTTTAAACGAAAGAAAGATTTGGATGTTGCTAATTCTGTAGTGGAGTTAATTGATATGAGACATAATATTGATAATTTCAATAAGAAAGCATTATACATTCTTATCCGTGAGATGACTGGTTCTAATACACAACACATAACTCGTGTAATTAATGTGATGAAGAAACATCATAATAATTTACACAAGGCTTATTTAACTACTGGTTCAGTTGATACCAAACGAACTGGTAGTTGGTTTGAGTGAAACTCTATAAACAAGATTGGGATTATCGGAAAAAAAATACCGATGAATATCCACAATTAAAAGCGATTACATCACAACCAAATTCTTTTTGGATAATAAGTAATCCTAAAAAACCACTCAAACGAGTCGCAACAAGAATACGAAGATTATGTAGAAGAGCACATCCACACCAACCTATTATAGTTTTATATGCTATACCTGGTAGAGATGTAGGTGGACATTCAAAGGGTGGTTTATCTGATAAACAATATATAAAATATATTGGAGATATTGTAAAAGGTATTGGTTCATATAAACCAATAGTAATATTCGAACCTGATGCTATTCCACATATGAGAAAGATGAATTTCTTTCAACGAACAAATCGAACAAGGTTAATCAGAAAATCTTTAAAACTTTTATCTCAATGTAGTGCAGAACTCTATCTTGATATAGGACATCCTAATTGGTTAAAGGTTAAAGATGCTTCTACTTATTTAAATCTTTTTAATGATAATAAGATAAAAGGCTTTTCAGTTAATGTAAGTAACTTTGTTACAACGGATAAATGTATTCGTTGGGGTGATAAAGTTTCCAATAGAACCAATTTAAATTATATTATAGATACTTCAAGGAATGGTACTGAAGTATGGGAAACATTTAATCCACAAGATATGAAACTTGGTGAACCGCCTACTATCAGAACTTCATCAAGAAGTTGTGATGCTTATCTTTGGATTAAAACACCAGGAGAAAGTGATGGTGCCGTAAATGGTTGGCCAAAAGCTGGTAGATTTGATGCTGAAAAAACCTTATCTCTTATAAACTAAAAAGGGAGAGCCGGATAAGCTCTCCCTTTATTATCTATCCGATATAGTACTACTTACGGAATAAACCCACTAACAGCAATAAAGCTACTAATCCAGCGAAACCTGATTCGCCAAAATTATTAATTATTGCTGTTAGGTTACCAATAACATTAACGCCGAAAATACCGCTTCCGAATATTACTTCAGAAACCGCACCAATGGCTACAAACGACATAAGTAGTTGAGCAATGTCATCTACCCAGCCTTTTACGAGTGTTATGATTTCCTTCATATGGTTATATCTCCCGTTAGTTAATCAATTAGTCGGAGTTTATTTACCGACAAATAATAACTATTGTATATATTAGGAAAAATCATTGGGTATATATTTATATACACCAATTTTTTAAGAATTTGATATTTATTATTGTAACAATATAGGTAAAATTATGGCAATAGACTTTGAAGTATTCGAGGGAAAAACTTTATCAGATGTATTTAAAGACATTTATGATAACTCAAACAAAAACAAAATTCAATTAGAAGTTCTAATGAAAGAGGTAGTTGGGTTCATCAAGGATGGTGATACCGCTGTGCAGATAATTCCTATGCTAAAAGAGTATTTGGAAATCAATGTAAAGAATGATGAACAACTTGTTAAGTTAGCAACCATTGTACAGAGAATGGCGACTGCTAATAGTAAAGGTGATGATGATGATAACTTTATGTTGAGTGATAGAGAAAAAGAACAATTAATGAGTAACATTCAAAGTACGGTCGAGGAACTTCAAGACCATTCGGATAACATAACTGCAAAATTAGATAATTAATGTCGTATAATATAAAACCAAATGCTGGAACTAAATCAGGTCCAATCATGGGTAATAGAGTACAAAATGTTGAATCTACTTTACGATTAATAAAAGAAATATCATCTGAAGATGGTAAGTTTTATGAGTTAGAACCTTTAGAAATATTAGAGGTACATTTAGATGATACAAAAAACTCTTTCCCACAAGGGAGTGATGGGCCCGATTATACTTATCTTGGTGGGGTAAAGGGTAGGTTTGTAATTTCTGAAGTTGGATTAAACATTGATAAGTTAAATGATTATAAACCATTGAATCCACAGATTCAAACAACACCAATAATTGGTGAGATTGTAATTGGTGTAAAGTATCTTGGACAATTATTTTATACAACCCAAATAAACTTTTTTGGCAATCCAAATTTTAATACACAACATGGATTGAGTAAAGGTAAATCAAAAGATACCTTAGTATCAGAAAAAATAGATACTGCAAATGAACAAGATGACACTTCAGTAAAGCTCGGATACTATATGACAGCAGATGTTGATGCAAGAAAAATTTTACCAAGTGAGGGTGATGTTATTATTGAGGGTAGATTTGGAAACACTATCAGATTGGGTAGTGATATTAAAAATGAAAATCTGGAATCCCCAAATATTATTTTAAATGCCGGGCAAACTAAAGAGGGTGATAAAAAAGTACCAATCAAAGAAGTAATCGATACAGATGGTTCGAGTGTATATATCACTACTAATCAACCATTAGAATTTACACCTGGTACTGCAAGTCAATTAGCACCACCACCATATGAGGGTAAAAACATTTTACTAAGTTCAGATAGAATTATTTTTAATACAAAGAATGGTGGAGATATTGGATTGTTCAGTAACAATAACATTTCTATAACAGCAGCAAAAGAAGTTGTTATTGAATCTCCCGTAACTAAGATTGGTAGTATTCAAGCAACAGAACCAATAGTATTGGGAGCAATACTTGAATCAAAATTAAATGATATCTTAACATTAATTGAAACTGGTTTGTTAGCACCAACAGGACCAGTAATTGTTGGACCTGGTGCACCAATATTAGCAAGTTTAAAATCCACCTTGGCTCAAATAAAAAGTCCAAACAATGTGGTAGAGTAATGAAAAAAAAAGAATTAATTAATGACAAGGGAGTAGAATTTTTGTATAGTCAACCGAAAATGCGAAAGTTTTTCACATAATATATGAGTTGGGATATATTTAGAGCTGAGTATAAAAAGGGTTTAGATTCTGGAGATGATATGGCAAAGGTAATTGCTGAATCATATGATAAATGTGTTAAGACTGGAATGACAATTGGTACAGCACCACCCGCTCCATTAGCTAGTGGTAATGTGGCAGGATTAGAAGTAATGTTAAAATTGTGTTTTTCATCTTATGGAGTAACCCCCTTTCCAATCCAACTTGATAATGGATTAAAATTATATTGGTTGGGTGGTGTTACGGCATCGGGTTCGACTGTAATCGTACCAGGAATAACTGCAGGATATGTTCCAATGGGAGCAGCAAATGCAACAACAGAAGATTTTATAGAACAATTAATAATGAGTTTTAAAAACCACATGGGACAGGTAACGGGAATGTTTCCCGCACCAATACCTTTACCATTTGCAGGTTACAATGTACCAGGATAAAGGAGTTAGAAATGACTAAAAAAGAATTAGTTAAAATAATACAAGAAGTTGTACGTAGAGAAGTACAAAAAGAGGTCAAACAGATATTTATTACTGAGGGAATAAATAGTTTGAAAGCTAAACGTACTACTCTCAAATCAACCGCACCAATCGTGAAGAAGAGACCGATTCAAAAGAAAGTTGTAAAAAAGCGAGACCCCGTTACTTATACATCAAACGAATCATTAAACAACATTTTAAATGAGACTGTTGGGTTAGGTAAGGGGGATACTGATGAGTATCCAACAATGGGTGGTGGAGTATTTGATTCAACACGAGCAACGGAACTATTAGGATATGGAGAAGGTGGAGTTGGTGGAGATAAAGAAACTGCTAGAAAAGTTGGAGCAGTACAAACGATGAAACAAGCAGGAGTTTCTTCAGACCAATTACCTGAGAGTTTAGTTAACGCGTTGACAAAAGATTATAGTGAATTAATGAAACATAATATGATGAAGAGTAAAAAATAATGCCAGAAAATGTAAACGTAACCAATAACCCATCTGTCAGACATATTAATGAGGATGAGGATTCATTCTTTGGGTGTACATTTCCATTAACATATAAGGGAGATAATGTTGGATTTTTTCCAAGAGCCCAAACAGTCAAGGAACAAGCATTTTCTAATATTAAAAATTTATTGTTAACTCAAAAGGGTGAACGTGTCGGCCAACCTAATTTTGGTAGTAACTTACCATCATTATTATTTGAACAAGTTGGTGAAGATTTAGCTGATGGGATTGAAGAAGCAATCCACGAAGCTTTAGAAACATGGTTACCTTATATAAAAGCACAAAATGTTTTTGTGGTACAAGATAAACAAAACCCAAACCAAGTAGTGGTTACTTTAGAATTTGTCGTAACTGTCGATGACCCTGATTCACCAGAAACGATAACATTCAATTTTAACTCAGGAGGATAATAATGGCTAATGATGTAGATTATGGGCTAAATAATAAAAAAGAAAAAAGAGATATTAGATATATCGGTAGGGAGTTTTCGTCCATAAGAGCTAATCTATTAGAATACGCTAAATCTTATTATCCAACTGCATATAATGATTTCAATGAATCTTCACCAGGAATGATGTTTATTGAAATGGCTGCATATGTTGGTGATACATTATCTTTTTATATAGATACACAATATCGAGAAACACTATTACATGCTGCGGAAGAAAAGAAAAATATTTATAAGATTGCACAATCATTTGGGTATAAACCAAAACTATCTCATCCAGCATCAGTACTTTCAGAAATAACAATTGAAGTACCAGCAGAAGATGATGGTACAGATGTATCACCTGATTTAGATTATGCATTAATGGTTAACGCTGATAGTTTATTCTCATCTAAGACAGGTAGAACTTTTAGATTGTTAGATGATGTTAATTTTAAAACATCTTCATCACTCGATTCACGAGTAGAAAAAATATCACAATATGATAGTGAGACACCAACACACTTTACATTAACTAAAAAATGTTTATTAGAATCTGGTACAAAAACTTCCGAGAATTTTACATTTGGTGCAGGAGTTAAATTTGATAAAGTTATTTTAAGTAAAGAACGAATAATACAGATTTTAAGTGTGGTTGATGATGATGGGAATACTTGGTATGAAGTTCCTTTCTTAGCACAAGATACAGTCTTTTCATCAACAGAAAATAATGCAACAACCACGCCGGATGTTTCTGCTAACGCTGCAGATGCACCTTATATGTTAAAGTTAATTAAAACTGCAAACAGATTTACAACCTATACAAGAAGTGATGGTAAATCAGAATTACGATTTGGTGCGGGAACATCAACAAACGCAGATGAAGAATTAGTTCCAAACCCAGATAATGTTGGTTCATCATTAGGAACTGGTGTTAGTAAACTTGATACATCATTTGACCCAAGTAACTTTTTAAAAACAAAAGCATTTGGACAAGCACCAAGTAATATTACATTGACTGTAACTTACACTTATGGTGGAGCAATAGAAGATAATATTCTTACTGGTGAATTAAAAAACAACGATAGTCTTTCTACTACATTAAATGAAGAGGGATTAGATTCTGATAAAGTTGGTGACACAAAAAATAGTATTAGTATTACAAATAAAGAACCTGCTACTGGTGGAAGTGGTGGAGAATCACCTGAAGAAATTAGACAAAATGCTTTAGCATATTTTAATTCACAAAATAGAGCAGTTACTAAAGATGATTATGTAACAAGAGTTTATTCCTTACCACAAAAGTATGGTAACATTGCTAAAGTACATATTGTACAAGATGAACAATTAGAACAGAACACACAAACTATTGTAAAGGGTGGTAAGATTGTTAGAGAGAAAAACATAACAACAATACCTAATCCATTAGCATTAAATATGTATGTATTGGGATATGATAGAAATAGAAAGTTAGTTGCATTGAATGCAGCAGTTAAACAAAATCTTAGAGTTTACTTATCACAATATAGAATACTAACTGATGCAATAAATATTAAAGATGGTTACACAATTAATATTGGTGCGAGATTTTCAATTATTACTCAAAGAGGATTTAATAAAAATTTAGTACTATTAAAATGTATTGATGCCGTAAAGAATCATTTTAATACTCAAAAGTGGCAAATTAATCAACCAATTATTTTAAGTGATATTGCTTATGTAATATCGTTAGTTGATGGAGTTGCAAGTGTTGTTCCACCTGAAGATGATAATCCACAAAAACAATTGGTGGTTATCGAGAACAAGTGGAGAACCGAGAATGGATATAGTGGACATGTATATGATTTACAATCAGCAACAAAAGATGGAATCATTTACTCATCACTTGACCCAAGTATATTTGAACTTAAATACCCGAATTTAGATATCGAGGGTAGAGTAGTAGGAGATATTTAATGTTTTATTTTGAATACCCAATAACAGATACAACAATTTATCAAGGCAATATCACATCGTCAATCAATACAGGTTTAGATGAGATATTAGAGGTTTCAAAAAATGTTAATTCTTCAGGTACAACAATTAGTGTATCAAGAGCATTATTAAAATTTGATTATAGTTATATATCATCATCAGTACAGAGTGGAATAATACCAGTTGGTGCTAAATATTTTTTAAACTTATATGATGCAACTTCAACAGAACTTGCTACCGAACAAACTTTAGAAACCTATATGGTTAGTGGAAGTTGGACTGGTGGAACAGGAACATTAGATAGAGACCCTGTATTGAGTGATGGTGCTAGTTGGAAGTATCGTGATAATGATACCGAGAAAACTGAATGGGTTAGTGGTAGTACAACACAAGGTGGTACTTGGTACACTTCAAGTTTAGATAGCTCATATAATGTTTCATCATCATTTGATTTAGTTTATGAAACCCGAGATATAAGAATGGATGTAACAGATTTAGTTAAGAATCATATCTATTCAAGTTCAGTATTTCCAAATGATGGATTTATTGTAAAAAGAAATAATACAGCAACCAGTCAAAGTTTATATTCTATATTTGACCCCACAACAGCAACTGGTTCTGCAGAGGGAAATTCAACACCACTTGGTAATTTGAAATTCTTTTCAAGAGAAACTCACACAATCTTTCCGCCAAAGTTAGAAGTGGAGTGGGATGATTCATCATGGAACACGGGAAGTTTGGGTGAATTAGCAGCAACTGATTTAGATAGGTTGACCGTTTACTTTCAAAATATGAGGCCTGAATACAAAGAGAAATCAAAAGTAAAGTTTAGAGTTGTGGGTAGAGAATTATATCCAACAAGAGGATTTGAGACAACTCCAGCAGCATTAACAATTAAAACTTTACCACAAGGTACTACTGCAATGGGACAAGGTACATATTATTCAGTAAAGGATGCTCATACCGAGGATGTAATAATACCATTTAGTACAGGCTCAATAGTTAGTTGTGATTCAAGTGGTAATTACTTTAATGTATGGATGGATGGTTTCCAACCCGAAAGATTTTATAGATTTGAGATTAAGGTCGTTAGTGGTAGTGGTGTGAATCAAACTTCTATGATATACGATGATGATTATGAATTTAAAGTGGTGAGGTAAAATGCCTTTAACGTATGAACAGGCTAAGAGTAGAGATTTTTATCGCAATATACAAGATGCGGATGAACAAAAACATTTAAAAGCCGTTGAAGAAGAAAAGAACAGAGCTGCAATAAGTGGTTCTGCAATTGATGCTTTAAATCCGTTACGAGATGAAAATGGTTTCTTATTATCGTATGAGGACCCAAACGAACCAGGAAAAACTTTAACAGAAGATTATCAATATGTTCGACTTAATGTTGAGCAAAAATCTTCAGCAACGGGTGATACGATTAGACATTTTGGAGATGATTTACAATTTTTAGAAATTATGCCAAGGGCAACTGAAGAACCAATTATGACTGAAGCAGAACTCAATTTGATGAAAACTGATTTAAGAAGTAAAATAGAAGAGCAAGATATACTCAATCAAACATTAGATGTAACTATGAAACAATTACAAAATTCAATTGCAGTTACGAATGACCTTCCGGAGCCATATCCAAATGTGGATGAAGAACTTGCAAATATTCAAGCATCAAGAGAAGAAATTAGTGAACGAGCTAAAAATGCTAGTGGATTACTTGATAGTGAGAAACAAGGTAAAAAAACTGCAGATGCAGTTACAAATTTATTAGCGAAAACTACTGGGGATTAATGAATGTTACAATTTGGCTTAACTGAAAAAGATAGAGAACAATTAGAATATCCAAAAAGATTGTTTAGTGGTTTTGGTAGAGACCCTAACGACTTTATACATTTCTATGTATATGATATGGAAGATAACTTATTGGAAGATGATATTCTCAATATGGGAGATGTATTATTCCGTAATGATAATACAATTGATTTAGATGTCGGTGGCCACATCAGAGATTTAGGATATGATTCGGGAGAGTTCAAGGTAAAGTATCTTTTCCTTAGAAGATTAGCTGGACAAAAGAAAACCATTATGGTAAATGATGAGGGATTCATCAATATGGGAAAAATATCCACTAAGGTTATCAATGGTAAAACAAGATTTTTCAAAGGTGGGGAAACACCAACAAATCAAACTTTAGAAGAGGTATATGCAAAAGAAATGAAATATGTGGTGAAAGAAGTTTCACCATCAAAAAATGAAGTAAAGGTAGATATTCAATTAATTAATAATATACCATATCGTAAGAATTTTGCTGGTATAAATAAAGATTTTGTTTATGTTCCAAATAGAAAAGGTGGTTCTGGTGCTGGAACAATCAGATTTGACAAAACTGATGGTAATGTCTTAATACTTACTCCTGGTGAATCCGAAAGAGGGTTCACGGATGCTATGGTGGGTGGTGATATTATTATTAAGGGTATGTATGAATACACACTAACCGAAACTAAAATGGTAGAGATTAAGGTTAAAAAAGAAACTCAAGTTTTAGTTGATAAAGGAAATAGAAATACCCCCAAACCTACTGATAAAAAAGTATTATTCAATGATATTGTAAAAACTACTATCGATAAAGAACCTGTTGCAGTACGAGAAATATTAGAAACAACACCCGGTCCTGACCAAGATTACGAAGATTATAGAGATAGGGATGATTACGGAAGTGTTTGTTTTACTGGGGATACAAAAATTAAATTAAGTAATAATCGTACCATTCCAATCAAGATGATGAGACCTGGTATGAAAGTTAAAACCGAACAAGGTTACGCAAAAGTATTAAAGGTAGTTAAGGATAATCGACCTTATGGAGATAAATTAGTTCGTTACAAAAATCTTACCACTACAGACCATCACCCAATTAAACATCAAGGTAAATGGTACTTAGCAAATGAAGTTGGTACTGAGTTTAAAGCTGGGGCATTAGATGTTTGGAATCTAATACTGGATAAACATCATACTATTATTGCTAATAATGTAACATCTGCAACACTTGGTAAGTGGAATAGTATTACTCATTTCTTAGAGAATAGAGATAAAAGAATTAATATGTTAAGATTATCTGAAGATTTTGAAGATGGGGGTGGTAGTGGAGGTGGTTCAGGTACCGCATACCAGGCTGATGATGAATTGGAAGAAATACTTGAAGAAGTAATTAATAACATACCAGAAGATGAAGATTTTCCACAAGAAAGACTTACGGCACCACCACTTGAACCAGATAACGAATATATTGTTGATGTAAAACCAAGACCAATTACAAAAGAAATAATTGAAGATTTTGCTACTGATGAAGAGTCTATTCTAAAATTTAAAACTGTCGTAACATTTGAAAACGAATTAGTTCCAATTGATGTGTTCACTCAAGTACCCGTTGATTTTACAGCTAAGGTTGTTGAGATAATGGATTATAATAGAATAAGAGTTGATACTTCATATGAAGAAGGAGCAAATAAAGCAGACCATAGTGGTGAAGATAGATTTAATGATGTATTTACTGATATGTTTTTAACTTTTAGAAAAAATAAAGTAACCAGATTAAATACTTACATGGTTACTAAAGAGGGATATCACTTATGTATAAATATACTTGATGCACCCAAATCATCACTTCCTGATAGTGATAGGAAATTACCGATACGTGATGTGGCAGATAGAACTGCACGATATATTAAAACATATTCACCATTACCAGAGACGATTGAGAAAAATGATTTAGTTTATTTCGTAGAAGAAAAGATGGAGCCATACGAAGATATGGTAAGATTAACAAAGTTTGTAGAGGAAACTCCTGAAGTATTATTTTTAAGAGTTCCAAATTTAAACTCAACAACAAATCCAATCAATTTTAGAGGTACTAATTATAAAAGGTATGATGATTTAATTGGAACTGATACTTCAGTTCAAGATGATATAACAAATTACATACACTCAAGTAGTTTATTAGATGTACAACTATCAATTGATTATTCTAAACGAACTGATGCAATTGGCTTAGACCGTACGGATTATGGATTTGGAAACTTTATTAACTTTGGTGGAGCAGAAAATAGAGTTAGAAATTTTAAAAAGAAAATAACATTGTTAGAGGGATATAAAGTAGATTCACATAATTTAATAAATATATCTTCATCAGCTGATACTCGTGCTAGTATTAATATGAGAAAACGAGAAGTGATAAATAGTTTTGACCCATATGAAAATTATCTATATACTATCTCATCAAGTTATTCAACAAGTTCACTTGGTGAGTTTTATGATGCATCTTGGCCTAAGACAAGTGGTTCAAGAGAAGATGGTACAGACTTTGTGTTAGAACATACAAGTGGTTCAACATTTACTACTTGGTTTAATACTTGGACTGGATACGCAAAAGAATTTGATACTTATAACCAAAATAGCTTAGTAAATAATTTACCACTTCATGTGGCGAGCGATACAGAGAATAAAGTATTCTTAGATTTTATGGATATGACTGGACAACAATTTGATGAGATATGGTCTTATATTAGACACTTCACAGATATCAATGAGCGAAGTAATAAATTATCAGAGGGTATTTCAAAAGATATAGTTCGCGAAGTAGCGAAGAGTATGGGATTTGAAGTTGATAGCGGAAATGATTTAGTTATCTTACCCGAATATTTGTTAGGTAAAACCGAAAGTGGTGCAGATAAATATGAATCACCACAAGAAGCTGTAACCGAAGAAATATGGAAAAGAATTTTAGCCAATATGCCATTCTTTATGAAGAACAAAGGTAACCAACGAGCAATGAAAGGATTGATAAATTGTTATGGTATTCCGAGTTCAATATTAAGAATTAGAGAATATGGTGGGCCAGATTTAAATGATAGTATCAGTTACGAAATAAAAAGAAAATTTAATTATGCTGCTGATTTTAAATCAAGTGAGTATTTACAATTTCCTTGGCAAGATGATGGTACAAGTGGAATCAAACCAGAAACTTTAGAATTTAGATTTAGAGCACCAACATCAAAAGATATGACAATAGTTCAGAAAGGTGTTGGTAATCATAGTTTTGCAATCCAATTACAAGATAACGGAGCAACCGATTCTTATGGTAAGTTAAGATTTAGTGTATCTGCATCAACAGGTATTCAATTTATGACATCATCACTACAACCATTTTATAATAATGATATGTGGAGTGTGATGTTAACACGCGTATCACAGAGTGGATTAGATTTAGTAACAGATGCAAACGCACAAGATATAACATATCAGTTAACATCAAAACAATATGATGCTACAAGGCAAGTTATTTTATATCAAACAAGTGAGAGTGTAAGTATAGATGGAAATGCTTCTGCTGGAGCAGCATTTAATAATGCGTTCCATACTGATGGTACATTTTATATAGGTGGTAACGGAGAATTTGGTACAAGGTTTAGTGGTTCAATGATGGAGTTTAGATTGTGGAGTGAACCATTATCACAAAGTGCATTTGATAATCATGTCCAAGCACCAAAAAGTTATAATGGAAATACAACAAGTTCTGCGTATGATAATATGATATTCAGATTACCATTAAATGATAATACTGATTTAAATGCTTTACCAGAATCCATCGATGATAAATCTTACACTACAAGTTATTATGTAAGTGCTAGTGCAGTTGGGTTTAGTGGTAATCCATTTAGAAGCTTAGTAGACCAAGAAAAATTAAGAGTTCCCAACATTGGACCTCAAAGAAGAAACGCAACAAAGATTAGAAGTGAGGCAACTAAACTAAGCGGTAACTTATCATCAAACATTAGAGTTGAACAATCGTCAATGGATTACGCACCTATAGATAGTAATAAACTCGGTATATTCTTTTCACCTACTGATGTAATAAATGAAGATATAATGTATTCATTAGCAGATATAAACCTTGATAATGAAATTGGTGACCCAAGAGACCAATACGCGGATACCTATCGAGGATTAGAGAGAGTACAGCGAGAGTATTGGAAAAAGTATAGTCGTTCAAACAACTTTTGGGATTATATGAGAATCATACATTTCTTTGATGGAAGTATTTGGAGTCAATTAAGGAATATGGTCCCAGCAAGAACAAATGCAACACTTGGTTTATTAATAGAACCAAATATTTTAGAGAGAAGTAAACAGGTAGTGGGTAAAGTACCAAGTTTCGAAAATACATATTATGAAAATGCTAATCAATTTGGAGATGGAATACAATTATCAAGTAGGTTAAGTAGTTCTGCAGCACCTAATCCATTTACACTTTCTGGTACATTACCTTTATATGAAGCTGAAATTAATTTATATACAATGGATAGTGGTTCAATTGGAATACTTGGGAATCCAACATTAAATAAGATAGCAGAGATAGACCCAAGAACACCATTCCAATCACTTTATGCAACAGCAAGTATTACATTTGGTGATATAGATATAACATTTGAAGAAGCGGTTCAACCTTTTATCACTGCTTCAAGATTATCAGAACACAATGATATTAAAGTTCCTTACTATACGAGTTCATTATCGGATTCAATAGCAAAGGGATATGGATATCATACAGAGTACAATGGGAATTACCAATTTAGTGCATCATACGAAAGAAGTTCATACACGAGTGTAGCACTTGATTCATCACTATTTAGGTTATTCTATAAAGGTAGCAATTTAACAAAAAGCAACACGATGGATGGATTAGACCCAGTTGAAATAACGATTACTACACCTTCAAGGTTGGTAACACAAGAACCTGGTGATTCTAAGTTAAAAGTTGAGTAAAAACTTTGGATTCTTATATTTATATAATGAACGCAATCCATCTTAGTTCAAATCAATAGGAGTAGAAACAATGGGATTTTTAAATAACACAAGTGTAACCGTCGATGCCGTTCTTACGAAGAAAGGTCGAGAATTACTCGCAAGAGGTCAAGACGAGTTCAAAATAACGAAATTTGCTTTAGCAGACGATGAAGTAGATTATCGACTATGGGATACCGCTCATCCTAATGGTTCTAATTATTACGGGGCAGTAATTGAAAACATGCCGTTATTAGAAGCATTTGTAGATGAGAACCAAATATTAAGATATAAATTAGTATCTCTTCCAAAGAATACTGCGAAACTTCCAATCTTGGAAGTTCCATCACCATCATTGGTTTTCAATGGCCCTGGTATTACACAGACCATTACACCAAATACAAGAAATGGTAGTGATGCAGAAGCAGGATATAGTTTCGTATTACACGATGCTACTATCGCTAACTTAACACCAGTAATCATTAAGAAGAAGAAAAGGAGAAAGAAGAGTAGAAAAACTAAACTTGGACCAGCTCAAAGATTTGGAGGAGCAGCATTGGCGTCGGAATTTGATTTCATACAAAAAGAAGATATAGCAGATTTACAAATGAACACAGGTGCAACAACACCAGTATTCCTAAATGAAGAAGAGAGAAAGCGTTCAATCACTTTATCTGGACAATCAGTAAATCTTGTTTCTCGTTCAGTAACAGCAGATACTTCAACCAATATAACGGTCGTGGGATTATCAACAGGTGCTACATACAATGTGGCAGTTACGATAAAAGCCGACCAGAGTACACTATAAGGAGTAGATGATGTCAGTATTTACAAGATTCGATTTTTCAAATGATGTAGTGGAAAACCAACGAGTTAAAATATCGAGTGGTATTTTTAGTGGTGGAAGTGGAACAATGACCGCATTCTATACTGCTTCTTCACAAGGACAAGTAACAGGTTCTCACTTATCAATATATCATCAAGACCCCGCTACTAATTCTACAACAGCAGAAATTCAATTTTCGTTGGGATATGCTCACTTTCACGGAAGTGGTTCGGCAGGAAACACCACAAAGTTAACAACAGGTGGTAGAGATTCTGCAACAATGTATAGACAATTTTCTAATGTATTGTTACCACCATTAACAGAAAAGTTTAGTTTTACAAGTTCACCATCGGCATCTGAAGATTTCTACTTTGTTAGTTTTAACAGAGCACGAATGAGAGAAAAGATTGACCCTGGTAATTGGGAAATTAAAGTTGGTACGACACACTTGATTGATGATAGTGGTGCTACAAATAATCCTACAGTCAATGAAGGTGGTAGAGTGTATAATGTTGTTTCGGGTTCATTAGAGACTGGAACTGGTGTTATTAAAACTGCAGCAACTTCACAAACCGGTGGAGCAATTGGAGCATTTTATCCTGATTTGGGGATTATACTATTAAACGCAACACATATGGATGACGTCGCTGGAATGGGTACTGCAAGAAGTACCGATGCATTTGATGATAATCCTAAAAAGTTCTTTAATAAAATTGTAACTGGAACAAAGTTCCAAGTTCGTAGAGAAGAAGAAATTAATTCTACTAATTTCTTTTGTAGGGTTAATAATAAAAAGTATAACTTTAGTTCTAACCCAACTTTCTTTACGGGTTCAGATGGTTCGTTAACAAACTCAACATTCTTTAAAGACCCTAAAGTGTACATTACACAAGTTGGACTTTATAATGAAGATAATGAGTTGTTGGCAGTTGCAAAATTAAGTAAACCAATATTAAAATCATATTCAAGAGAAGCTATTATAAAAGTAAAACTTGACTTCTAAAGGGGAAGGATAATGTTAAAAAACATTGACCCATCTGATAAGTCAATTAAACCTTTTAAAGTTTTTAAAAACTTCACTCTCACTAATATTAGTAGTGGGAGTGGACATCTTGTTTTAAAAGCAGTTAGTGGTTCTATTCATAATTTTATGACTGGGTCTGCCGCATCTCAAAGTTTCGGAAGATATGTTGAGGCAAGTGGTGGATTTGAGTTTGGTACATATTACGATATTCCAAATTATTTTATGATTAAGAATGCGTATTATGAAAATGATGAACCATTTAGAACTTTCGGTAGTAACAATTACACAAAAACAAAAAAAGTATTACACGGAAGTGCAAGGGTATTCACAATACCAAGAAACTTATTTGGTGAAAAAGTAAAACCTGGTAGTATCCAAATGGATGTAACTACTGGTGGGATTACTTATGATTTAAGAGATGATGGTGATGGTAATATTTACGATTACAATTACTCATCAAGTTTTGCAGCTTACAAATCATCATCATGGGATTATGATAAAGCAGATGCAAACGGAAGTGGTTCTCAAGTAGGAAATGCTTTTTACGAACATGGTGTGATAGTAATCACAGATACAGGTTCATTGTGGAATGCTGGAACTGATACTGGACACGATTTAAAATATAAATCTACACAAACAATATACGAATATGAATATATTGTTACGTTAGAACCAAACGAATATAATGCCACAACAAATATAAGTTCAACATTTGAACGAAGTGGTAGTATATCTATAGGAAAGGGTAGTAAAAATATTTCACAATTCTTTCCACCCAACTCTAACCCTACAGGACAAGGGACTGGGAGTTATAAAGAAGAATATAATGCAGCAACAAAGTATGAGGGTTTCGTAACACATTCAGATTTCGAACCTTATCTAACAACAGTCGGTTTGTATAATGATAGTAATGAATTATTGGTAGTTGGTAAATTAGCTAAACCAGTCAAATTATCAAAAGAAACACAAACTTCGATAGTTGTTAGATTTGATGTATAATTTGTAAATATATTATATTTATTATTGGAACGAAGAGTTCCAAAATTTAATCCGTAGCATACCCGCGAGCGGAAGGTTAACATAGAGATAGAATAACAACATATAAGGAATTTTAAATGTCCAATTATTTAAAATCGTTGGTTCTATTATTGGTAATTTCCCTATCGTGGGCACAAGAGCCGATAATCCGAATCAAACAAACAGGCGAATATAATTTACCAAAAACTTGGTGGAGAGAATCGGAAACTTTCCAACTACAAACATACCTTGCAGATGATAAAGATAATCCTGCATTGTATAACAATAACTTTGATGCATTTAGAGATAGTGTGATGACAATGGAAGTTACACTTGATGATAATGGTGCAGATATAACAGCATTTAGATTAGATATAGTTTTTGACAATGATTTAATTGATTGGGACCACGATGATACAGAAGTATTAAAGGGTTCTCACTTATCAAGTGCAACAGAGGGAGATTCAACTGCAGGAGCAGATTACTCATATGAAGTTGTACACTATTCTAATGTAGGATATATTGATTCACTTCAAACTGCAGATGGTGAAATATCTGAAAACAATAATAGATATGATTGGTTAAGAATCACTATGGTATCACACAATGGAAATACTTTTGAATTTGGTGGTGGTGATGGTGTACAAAAACAATTAATAAAATTAAATTTTAAAATAGAAGATGTAGTAGATAATTTTTCACCACAATCGTTTAGAGTTCCAACATTATACAATGGTGGTTTTGGGTACTACACATACGCTTCAGACGATTATCTTTTAGATTACAAGGTTTACATCGATGGTAATTGGGGAACGGACGAAACTGATGATGGTGGTGCTCGTGGAGATATCACACTACATCCAAAACTTTTAGATGTTGAGGGATTCTTTAGATACGCACAAAGAAATGGTACTAATGATGATAGAACTTATCCTTATTGGAAAGTTGTATTTGAACTTGACCAAAGTAATCCAGGTAGTGTTTCTAATTGGTATAACATTGAGGATATAGATGATGAGACAAGTAATACTGATGAAACCACTACTGATGATGTTATCGGTGATGGAACATCTACATTTTGGTTTGATGACCAAGGAACTACTGCAGCACAAACTTTACCAGGTGAGGGTTTCTTAGGAATTAGTTATTATGATTCTACATTTGTTGATGATAGAGGATATTTTAATATTCAATTACCAAGAAATAATTACTATCGTGTATCGTTTTATCCACCAGATGCAGATGATGATATAGGTACACATACACAATACGAACTTGATAGATATGCAATTACAAATATTAATGATGCTATTGCTGCATTTAATTTTCAAAGTAACAAATGGAAATCAGTAACAGGTGTTGATACTTTAGATGCAGTTGAATATTTTATTGGTGATGTTGATGGTGATGATGTATTTCAATTAAATGATGCTTATTTCTTATGGGCATATACTTCAGGTATATTTGAAAACTATACACACTTAAATGGAAACTCATATGAGAATTGGAGTACGATTGATACATTAAAAGAAAATGGTAATCCATTTCCATATGAATGGTATGAAGATTTAGGAGCACAGAAATACGAATTTACAGTCTATGAGGATGATGATTTTGACCAAGATGAAGATTTGAACTTTGGAGTGATTGAAGTTACTAATCCATTGATGAATACAATTCAGACTGGGTTAGATACTTTGGGTGTAACATTAGGTGCAGGTAACTCTACATATGGTAGTGATGCTAATCCAGATTTAACTTTACCTGATTGGGGATATTTCTTTACAGGAGATATTAATAATACTGGTACTAAAGTACAAGAACCAGGTAATGATGCAGATGGGTATATAGATGTAAATGGAACAACATTCTATCGTTGGGGTAACGGAAGTGCACCAGGTACTTGGGCAAATAAAATTGCTACTCAAACTCCAGATGTATTTTTCTCAATGCCAGCAGATTCAACTGTCAGAGTACAAAGTGGTGACCAAATAGAAGTACCATTTTATATTACACCAGACCAATTAAAAAATATTGATGTTGCTGGATTTGAGTTCGAGGTGTTATTCAATACCAATCAGTTAACATTTATTGATATGAAAACAGATGTTCTTCCAGGCCCGTGGTTTACTTATGTAAATGTACACGAACCTGATGATATAGGGTATCAGAAAGTATCGTTTGGTGGTATGGATTATTCACCAGGTAATGCACCACAACAATATTGGATTAATGAACCTATGATTGCATTGAATATGATTTTCCAAGCAGATTTTCCTGATTCAGAGTGGACTGAAGCAGATGTACAATTTGTTGGTAAAGGTGTAGCTGGTAATCCAAGTGGTCAAGATTTATTAGTAAATAAACAAGATGGTAAAATATTAGTATGGAATAAGTATTGGGCATTTGGTGGTGGAGAACCAGATGATGATGAGATAACTTATAACTATCCTAATCCATTTAATGAAACTACAAAGTTCCAATTTTATGTAGATGAGTTAACTGATGTTAAAATATACATCTTAAATTCAATGGGACAATATGTTGGTAAATTATTAGATGAACCAGTTTCACAAGGTATTCATACATTTGATTTTAGTAACACACCAGGTGCTTGGTTACCAGAAGAAAGTGTTTATCAAGAACATAAAGTATTAGAACCAGGTGTTTATATATTTGTTCTTGAAACAGATAAGAGAATTAAAGCTAACAAATTCACGGTCGTGAAGTAGGAAAAGATGATGAAAAAAATATTATTAAGTTTACTATTAATCAGTTCTTTATTTGGACAAGTTAATAGAATATTAACATTATCACCAACAGCAGAAGAAGCAAGTTTAGGAAACCAATCATTGGCATTTCATAATCCTGCTCGTGCGTATTTTGATACAGATAGTTTAGTTGATTTAAGTTTTACAAGAGTAAATTGGTTAACTAATATTACAGATGATATGGGATATAACTATGTTGGTGCTGGATATAAAAATCTAACATTTAGTTTACTATACTTTGATTATGGTGAACAAAATGTTGCAGATATAAATGGAACTATATCAGGACAATTTAGTCCTAACTCACTTGTTGCATATGTAGGGTGGGGTACTAAATTAGAACACAAAAGAAAAAAAGTAGAAAACATTGCTATTGGTTTTGGTGGTAAAATTGTTAACCACACATTACATACTGATAAAGCAACTGGTATACTTGTAGATGCTGGAGTACACTTTAAAAATCTATGGAGTAGAGTTGATTTAGATTTAGCAATTCAAAACTTTGGATATCAACCAAAATTTAATGATTGGAAAACAGAAGTACCTACAAGTGTTAATGTAGGGTTTTCAGTACCAGTAAAAGATTTTAGATTTTACAACCAATGGAATTTGTATGATGGATATCATACACACGGTCAAGGGTTAAAATATCAATACAAGAATTTAATGGATTTTAACATTGGATACTTTAATGATGTAACTCACGAACTAAATTATTCTTCAGTTGGTTTAGGATTTAAAGTAGATAGTTACAGAGTAGGGGTTGGGTACATCAATGGTGATGAAACCTTTCCTTTAAGTAATACATTTCAGTTAACCATAAATGTGGAGATATAAAATGTGTGAGTGTAAACAATGTGAATGTGAGAGTTGTAATTGCTCTTGCTGTGAATGTTAAAAATAGGAGTTAGTTATGGCAAAAGACATAGTAGATGC